TGAAAGAATGCGCGACGCAAAATCAGGAGCATGGTGGAACGACAATCCTCAACGCGCACTGGCCAATAACTCAGTTGCCTATAAAGAAAAACCAGACATGGGAATCTTTATGGAAGAATGGATGTCACTCTATAAGAGCAAGAGTGGTGAGCGCGGTATCTTCAATCGCGAGGCTTGCAAGAAGACTGTTGCCAAACTAGGTGATCGTCGTGATCCAAACTATGAGTTTGGAACCAATCCTTGCTCTGAAATCATCCTACGCGACCGTGAGTTCTGTAACCTCACAGAAGTCGTTGTAAGAGCAGATGACACAGCAGACAACCTTGCTCGTAAGGTGCGTCTAGCGACGATTCTAGGTACGTTCCAAGCGTCTTTAACGAACTTCCCATACCTCTCAAGCGAATGGAAGAAGAACTGCGAAGAAGAGGCATTACTTGGTGTATCCCTAACAGGCATTCTTGATAATGAAAATATGTGTAATGATGTAATCAATTTGGAGAAGGGTTTGGTTTCTCTGAAGAATATGGCAATAAAGGTGAACGCAGAGTATGCCAAGAAGATTGGAATCAATCCTGCTGCTGCCATTACCTGTGTAAAGCCATCTGGAACTGTATCTCAATTGGTAGATGCTGCTTCTGGAATCCACCCAAGACACTCTCAGTATTACATTCGCACAGTTCGTGCAGATCAAAAAGATCCATTGTGTAAGATGATGATTGATATGGGATTCCCATACGAGAAGTGTGTAATGAAACCAGATTCTGTGATGGTATTTTCATTCCCAACAAAGTCTCCAGATGGATGCGTAACACGAAACGATTTGGGTGCAATAGAGCACTTGGAATTGTGGTTGACATATCAAAGATATTGGTGCGAACATAAGCCAAGTATCACAATCACAGTTCGTGAAAACGAATGGATGGATGTTGGTGCATGGGTGTATAAGCACTTTGATGAGATCAGTGGTATTTCATTCCTGCCACACAGTGATCACAATTATCGTCAAGCACCGTATCAAGAATGCACAAAGGAAGATTACGAAGCACTTCTAGCAAAGATGCCTCAAAACATAAACTGGTCTGATCTTGTTAAGTATGAGAAGGAAGACAAGACATCAGGAACACAAACATTTGCTTGCAGCGGCGATAAGTGTGAAGTAGTTGATATAACTTCGTGATGAAAGTTGGTTCCTTGTTTACAGGGGTAGGAGGCCTTGATCTCGGTTTTGAGAATCAAGGCTTTTCTATTTCTTGGGTTTGTGATAAGGAAAAAACTTGCAGAAAAATTTTGTCTAAAAGATTTCCCTCGGCTAAAATTTATGATGATGTTTGTACCATAGATCCAACTGAAGTATCTCCAGTTGATGTGGTTGTTGGTGGGTTTCCGTGTCAAGATTTGTCCGTTGCTGGAGAAAGAAAAGGATTAGAAGGAGAAAGATCAGGTTTATTTTATGAGTTTATTCGAATCGTCAGAGATATGCCAAAAAGACCATCCTTCGTGGTGGTCGAAAATGTCCCCGGAATGCTCACAAGCAATAACGGAAAAGATTTCGGTATCGTCCTCTCTGAAATGGTCAAACAGTGGAGTCCTAAATCTATCGCGTGGAGAACATTGGACAGTAGATTCTTCGGTGTTCCCCACAGAAGAGAAAGAGTCTTCGTTGTTGCAGATCTTGCAGAAGAACGTGCCTCAAAAATACTTGCTCTTGATGAAGACATGCGCGGGGATATTAGAAAGAGGGAAGCGAAAGGGAAAAACTCTGTTTCCACCTTTAGCGAACTCTTTGACGAATATGTTGAAGAATACCCCATAGCAATTCGCAAGTCAAGAAAAGCACAAAGCACATTTGATTTTGAAACATGGGTTCAAACGGATTATGCAAACACTTTAAATTTATTTGACATAAATCAAAGATCTAGCAATCTAGTCATAGAAAGCAAGAATGAAGTTCGTATGTTAACTCCAATTGAATGTGAACGACTGCAAGGATTTCCAGATAACTGGACCGAGGGACTTTCGGATACTTCAAGATATAATCAGATGGGAAATGCAGTAACAGTAAATGTTGCAGAATGGCTTGCAAATAGGCTTAAAATGGCTATATAATTGTACAGGGGTAGTGGCCGGGCCCGCTCCGCCTCAGGATCAATTGAAGTATCGATCTTCAGGCCGCCGGAACCACTACTCCTGTTAAGTTTCTAAATACTATATGATGACAATATATGCGGGAATAGATTATAGTTTAACTTCACCAAGCATCTGCATTTATAATACAGACAATGGTGAGTTTGCATTTAAAAACTGTATGGTTTATTTTTTAACAGATGTAAAGAAATTAAACACAGTGTTTTTGGGAAATGTTCGTGGTGAGTCTTTTGAGGATTATAATAACCAATGTCAGAGATACGACACAATATCGGAATGGGCAATTCAATACCTAATAGGTTGCAAGATGGTTGGCATAGAAGACTACGCTTACGCGGCCAAGGGAAGAGTGTTTCACATAGCGGAAAACACTGGCATCTTAAAATACAAACTATTTCAGCAGATGATACCAGTGGAGACAATACCACCAACAGTGGTGAAAAAGAATGCAACTGGCAAAGGGAACGCGGACAAAGAATTGATGTACAATGCTTTTGTCTCAGAAACTGGCGTGATGCTGAAAAATATTATTACCCCCAATAAAAAAGATGTCGGAAACCCCGTTTCCGACATCGTAGACTCTTATTACATCTGTAAGAGTCTTTGGCAGAGTATTTCTGCCAAAGAATAATAGGTTTATTTTTTCAAATCTGCATAAAGTATAAATACTCTATCAGTTGAAGTGGGGATACCTTATCAACACCTCTCATATTGGGATTATCCCAGAGTGTAATGGCTGGATCACCTCCTTGTAATAGGGGTCCCTTTGAAGAGTTTACACAGTGAGAGTGCTTCGGTAAAACCATATTAATCCTTTTTCGCACTAAACTTTAACTGCTATCCTAGCCCGAGGAGCAAACAACACACTTAAGGTGTGTTGTTTGTTTGTTCTTTTGGTTCGTCTTTTTCTAAACCATCATCGCAGAGAATTGGTTTACGAATGAATTCTCTATATGCCCAGAATAAAGATATTACCAACACAGGAGCATACCAGAAAACCCAACTATATGATTGTTGTGCAACTCCTGGCTCATTTATTCTATCTTTCATGCCAAGAATTATTGGATTGTCTTTTGTGGTGTCTGGTACAATTGTTGGAGTTGTATCACACGCCGCAAGAAGTAGTGACAATACTGGAAGAATAAATTTCATTTGTTGTCCTTATGATTTATTAGAACCGGCAGCAGAACCAAAATAGAAACCAACTATGCTGAGAAGAATTTGTCTATTCTCAGATGTATAGAGGAATCCATTTATTTGAACGAAGAACTTTCTGGTGGTTTCAGGAATTAAACCAAAGAATCCTTCTGGGTTCTTTGCATCAACTTCTACAAAGGTTGGAAGTCCAAAGAACGGTAAGATAAATGGTGCAGCAAGAGTTGCAAATAGAACTGTTAGAACTATGAATTGTCTGACTCCCCTACCAACATCAAGTGGTACTCTTTTTGCAGCCTTATCTTGGTTTTCGGTTGTTTGTTTGTTTGTTTCCATTGCCATTTGGAACATTTCTTTTTGATCTTGGGCTCTTTGCGCCCAATAACGAAATAGAAATCCGGTGATTCCACCGCCGAGCATGGAAATCAATTCTGTTGGAATCATACTGTACCTCCGTTACTTTTATTTATGCTTCTGGTGCTTTTCCGAAGCGAATAATGGCATTTTTAACATTCTTCTCTGGGAATCCACCGGGGCCTTCTCTGACAAACTTGGCTTGGGTTTCACCCATCCCTGGTCTGCCCATAGCAGAGACAAATCCTTCATGTTCTTCTCCACCGTGGGTTCTTAGATCAAATTGATCATAGTGAGTTCCAAATTGATCAAGCAGTGCGTGTTTTGCTGCATTTATATGTCCGTGTGCAGTGAATAAACCTTCTAAATGTTTTGCATTTTGTTGTATTGTTCTAGCAAAAGAATCTGTCATTGCTTTTCTGGTTCTTTCAGACAGTCCTCTTTGTGATGCCTTACCCATGTGTGTTGGTATAAATTCTGTTAGTCCCTTTACAGATCTGACACCAGTAGTTCTTGCTGCTTCGTTGGAATACTCTTGAACCATTCTATGGAACTTTTTGTCTTGTGGTAAGCCTCTAGCAAACCTAACCAGATCTCTATTTCCAAGAATTTTTTTGGCTTGTGCTATGGAACTAGATACTACCTTTGCTCTTTCGGGAGTTAATCCTAATCTTGTTTTTTTACCTATAGTCAAATTAGGAATAAAAGCTCCTTCTGCTGATAATCCACTAACACTACTTGAAGTTTTTATTAAATTTGAAGTTCCTCTTTGGGTCTTATATAAAGAGTGTGGAGCAAAACCAACTGATGCTTCTTTTGGAACAGAATAATTAATTGCATTTGGTTGAGTTCTACCACCATGTTCGGTTCCAGTAAACAGCAAATCACCCTGAACTGCGGTTCCTGGCTTTAAGTTTAATTTTTTACCAAAACGAAGAGCAGGAATTAAATCCCTGATCATATGCTCTTTATTTGTTGCTTTTGCTGCCGCTGTTATTTCTTCTTCTGTTCTAAATTTTGCTGCTCCTGATTTTGGTAGTACCGATACTTGTCCATTTTCATCCATTTCTATAACTATACTTCGACCACCGTCAGCCTTCAATGACATTGTATGTCCTCTAGACTGTCTTCCGGTTGCAAATCTTCTATGAGATGACTCAAGGTGTCTTATCGCAGTTGCTGGATTACCATGATACAAAAAATCTCCAACATGTGTCATGTGTCCAGTTGTTTGTACTACTCTTTTTGCTTCCAAAAGAAGATTCTCGAATAACTTTCTACCAACTCCCTTTTTGACTCGTTTTTTGTGTCTTAAAGCGGCCGCCGGAGTAACAACAACATCTTCTGGTTTGTCTGCGGAAACACCAACACCAACAATTCCACCACCACCAACCGACATTTCTTCAATAATTGGTTTAATGTAACTTAAGAAATATTCACCATCACCGCCGAGAGAATCAACTTCTTCTGAGAGTGCTGTCATAGCAGCCATTGGATTTGTCATGGCATAACGAACCATTGGATCTGAAGAAGTTCGTAGTGCTCTTTTTAATACGACAATCAACCGATAAAATGGATTACCGGCTCTCATTTCTTGCTGTGTTTTGTAGTCTTGTGGATCTTTTAAAAACTTACCGTTTGCGTCAATTATTCCCGCCTTGTAAATGTCCATTTGGGTGAATGGTTTTGTCAACTCTGACAAAAATTCCCATATAGTGAAACTTGTTACAATTTGTGAATAAGATAGGTTCATTTTAGATTTTTCAATATGTTGTTTACTCTATGATCACTTAATATTTTTTCTAAATCAGTTTCTGGTATTCTACTCGGTAAAATTTGAAGATATTCTAAAAACGATTTAAGATACGGATGAAGTTTTGGACACACTTTAAAGAAAAGAATTCTGCAACAGGCTTCATTTCCAAACACGTTGTTCAACAGTATTATATGATTTAATATCAGCCTTTCCTTCAAATCTTTTGACTTATCATAACGATTTAATAATCTCTTAATGTATTTTACTCGCGTTAGGTCGTCATTGAACTCATTTATGCCTTTGCAAAATGGATTATCATAATGCTGCATGGCATACATCATAAAATTTTCATCATTAAGAGATTCAAACTTCATTGACTGTTATGCTTCTACTATGCTAGCCTTGATGTAGTATGGAGCCTTTTTGGTTTCTCCGCCGCTTGATTGAACCATTAGTTTTAGGACAAAATTTCTCCCATCAAAACCGTTGGTTACTTCGAACCCAGTTGAAAGATCATGGGTTGGGGATGTTCCAAAAGATCCACCGAATCTCTTTAGTGGGAATTCGTATTCT